TAGTTTTGTTCTCCTCTAAAAATCTTTCGTACAGCCACTCGAAGTCGTTTATCTTGCCCAACTGAACGCTAGACTCAATAGAAAGCCCAAATTCACGACCGTGTATAGCGCCTCGTCTTGCATAGGCCCCTTGACTCGAACGGCGTTCATCGGTGTTACACCATTTGTCAAGCCTTTCTTTTGTTTCGTCATCTATCTGTCCTCGTATTACGCTGCTTGCTAGTTTGGCACACTCTCTAAAAGCACTGCGCCATGTTGAAAACGGGTCTGTATCGAACGCGGTTACATTTGACACCTCCGGTACTGCTTTAAACTTGTAACTTATGCTGGTTGTCATGTCTGTTGAATTAATATCAACATTCTTTGTCAGCTCTGTGGGTAATAGTTTAACACCTCCGTAGCCGTAAGTCAAGTCATTTACAGGATTTTTGCTGCGCCATACGTGTACACAGTCTTTATCCCAATGAGCTACTTGGTAATCAAAATTGAAATCTTTTTCAATCTCGGCGTCGCCGTCTACTACCCAGAACATATCAGTATCGACAATCCCTGCTGCTTTGATATGGGCATTGTGTATGCCTTTAACGTTGTGTACACGTTTTGTTCGAGGAAACCTTTCTAACAACGCATGGTAATTCTTTTCTGCGTTTGGTTCCTTATAGCTTATGAACACAATATCATACGGCTTCGGCATGCTTGCACAGTAGTCAACTTCTTTTCTGTTTATTACAAAACGAAATTCAACTTCTCGGCGGGTTATTGGTGCATGCTTGCTAGCAAGTACTATACCGTCGAAGTACTTGCCGTTCTTAAATGCATGATTTTGTTTTCTGTCGTAACTATTGTGATGCGAAAAATACCAGTTAAAGTCGAAGTCATCGTTAACTTTAATTCCCGGCCAGATTATCCAGAACATATCCGTCTTGGACTTCTCAAGTGCACGTTTATAGTCGTCATACCCGTCAGCATAAAAAATATCATAGGGCTTTGGCATACTTGCTTGAATGTCGATTTCTTTCTTGTTTCTATAAAATCTATAATCAATTTCGTTCTTAGAAAGTTTGGACTGTTTGGTACAAAGTACTACACCGTCGTAATAATTTCCGTTCTTGAATACAAGATGAAACTGTTCGTCCCATTTAGCAACTCTATATGAGAAGTCAAAATCACTTACAACTTCGACATCACTAGGTACCATCCAAAACATACTAGTCGAACTGTTTTCATACGCTTCGCAGTAATCCTCGTACGAGTCTACGGTAAAGATCTCATAGGGTTTTGGTATACTTGCTTGAATGTCGATTTCTTTCTTGTTTCTATAAAAACGGTACTCGAACTCTTTCTTAGAAATGTTGGCACGTTTGTTGCACAGAATAATTCCGTCATAGTACTCACCGTTCTTAAATACGTGAGTATACTCTTTACTCCATTCGTCAGGCTCAAAAGAAAAATCAAAATCATCACACACAATGACGTCAGGAGTCACTACCCAAAACATTTTTGTAAAAGTCATCTTTTGTGCTTTTTCAAGCGAGCTGGCTTTTTTAGCTGTTGGAAATCTTGATTTAAGAATTCTCCACTCGCTGCTATCTTCGCCTATGTAGATAATATCGTAAATCATTTACCTCGTGTTTCCATAATGTATAACTGTGCTTACGCTAGAAGACATCTTACGCCATGGGTCTATTATAACACTGAAAGGCGGGATCGAGCAATACAATTCGTCTCTAGCTGTCATGCCTGTGTATTCGTATGTAACCTCTGCAGAGTGTGCCATTAAAAATACCCCCGGAGCAGTTGGTTGGAAGTCATCGCCGGTGTACGGATCAATGTATGTGGGCGAATGTCCTGCTTGCTCACAATAGTGCCCTACTAGCAAACTGTAACTACCGTCTAGATAAGGAACTCTTGGCTTGTATGCTTTGCCGTGAATATAGATCGGCATGTTATTGAGCGCTGCATGCTTGACTAGTTCTTCTGCTAGATTTTTTGCTTGTACTTCTCTGGCTGTCATCACCGAGGAAAACAAGTCATACCCTAAATCTAACTTTTCAGCAAGATAACTTAAGGCAATATTGTCTCTCGGGTGACAATTGTGTACTACTATACCAGTATCACTTTGTAGGAAGTACTGGTCGTCTTTCGTTGGATGATTTGGCTCAACTTCTACGTTGTATACCGGACCTTGGTAATAAAAAGACTCTATTCTGTCAATGCTTTTTTTCATAACTTAATTCCTAAGGCTTTTAGATCTCTTTCTAAGAGTATGCGTAAGTTTAAGTCCGGATGCTGCTCGGCCATCAGCTCAAACTTTCTTTTTTGTATTCTATACCAGTGTGTTGCTTTAGGGTCGACGTAAGATTGCCATTCGTACACATAAAAATCAGGAAAATAATGGTGAGTTAGTCCGTCATCAGCTACATACGGTATCTTTCCCTTGTGACATTCAAATCTTAGATTATTATTATCGAGATACTCGATAAATTTTAACTCGTACCATCCTTGAACTTTGTACGCAGTTCCGTTACTATGTATATAAGTATGCCAGTTAGCTCGTCCAGAAGTATTAGCATTATCATAACATCCTCTTGCCCAGGCATCGATTGAACCTTGTTTAAACTTAGAACGAAATGTCTTATCTTCCATGAGCTTAGACCTAGTTTTTGAAACCTTTTCTCTAATCTCAGGGCGTTTCATGCCGTTGTTATTGCCTAAATTCATACCTTTTAGTTTTTCAGATATCTTCTTTTTTATCTCGTTACCTCGAGTAGCATACGCAGTTCTTACTCCTTGCGTCACTTTTTCTTTTATACCTGGCCTGGAAGAAAGTATCGGTCGCCAACAAGTATTACAATAATCTTTGTTAAACCATTCGTTTTTCATCATCTTAATATAATGGCTTTTTAAGCGAGAATGTATCTTGTTGCAGTTGTCGCACGTTAATTTTAGATATAGTTTATTAACTTCTCGATAACCAGTCTTGTTTTGTTTAGATTTTTCCTTTACTCTTAAAACATATTCTTCTATAATCATACTAACATTTATCTAAACAGTATATTTGAACATAACAAATGCCTCAATTGTCCAACATATACAACTTGTCTGTTTCTAGTATATCTTCTGCTCTTACTACTAGTCTAGTGTTATCTCGCAACACTGGTATTAAATGATCATTAGTGGTTATTAGTTCACTGCTACCAACTATAAATCTATACATATTCCCTTTATATTGCCTAGTAGTAACCTGGTCTATCTTTTTATACTCGGCTGAAGAACACGCATAATTTGACGATTTAATTACCCTAGTTTGATCTTTGTCGACGTTGTATTGCTGGTACAGTTCTTCTATAGGCATCTCAATGTCATCTACGTTAACAAGAAAATTAGGCAGCACACACCCACCACCGTCACCCATGCCTGCTGTCATATACTGTGGGCTCATAATACGCATACTAGAATTCGCAAGTGCTTGAGTTACTACGTCTACATCGATGTTGCCTTGTTTTACTGCAACATCTTGTATCATATTAACAAGACCAATCTTTGTAGAGATAAAGGTATTGTAAAACACTTTGATACATTCACATTCGTCCCAGGTACCAACAACGTAGCGAGGATCGTTGTCCATTACAGTCTTATAAAAATCGACCAGCTGTTTTGCGTCACCTGTTTCCTCGCCGTCTTCTGTACCAATCATAATCATCTCTGGATTCACCATGTCCCAACTTACACTGCCCATGGCAATAAGGTAAGGATTATACACAAAACGAGTATTACCTACTAAGTCAACAAATTGGTCTCGCGTAGTACCAGGAAGCACAGTTGATACAAGCACAAGAAGCTGATCTTTATTCATGTACTTGTTAGCTTCTTCCAAGACTTCCTTGACAATTGTATAGCTAAAGTCTTTAGGTGGTAGATGGCTCGAAGGTGCATTACCGTCGTACTCGAGATCATGCGGGGTAGGCACTGCTACAAATACTACATCCTTGCCTACAACACATTCGCCTATAGTGTCTACGACATCTACAGTATCACTACAGACCTTAGCAATATCATATCCTGTAACCGAATGCCCTTTTGCTGCAATTGCTTCTGCACAGGGCATGCCGAGCTTGCCCACACCAATAAAGCCTATGTCCATTATTTCTCCTAGTTCTGTTAAAAATACTTATTCAATCATTGTGAGGGGAAAGCCAAGGTCTGGCAGAATAAATACTTGATGTTTAACAAGGTCGAAGAGTTTGAGAAAGAAATCGCAAAATTTTACGGGGCGCCGTATGCTGTTGCTACCGATTGCTGCACTCACGCAATCGAACTATCGTTGCGATATCTCGACACTAGATTTGTTTTTATCCCAAAACACACTTATATTTCAATCCCATTTACTGCTGAGAAACTAGGAATATATTGGCAGTGGAACGAACGACCTTGGCAAGATTACTACTATCTCAACAGCAAAATAATCGACGCTGCTGTATACTGGAGAAGAAACGGCTATGTGCCAAGTTCTTTTATGTGTTTGAGTTTTCAATTCAAAAAGCACTTATCTCTTGGTCGAGGTGGAGCAATTCTATGTGAAAACCTAGAAGATTACGTCGAACTAAAGAAAATGAGTTATGATGGGAGATTGCCAGATATTCCGTGGGCCAATCAAGACATAAAATCTATTGGATATCATTACTATATGACTCCAGAAACTGCACAACAAGGAATCGATCGATTGCCTTCTGCGATAGCAAGCCCGTCGAAGCAATGGAGTTGGCAAGACTACCCAGACTTATCAACTAATAGTATTTTTAAAATAGGAAACAAATGCCATCTAAAAACGAGTGGAGCCAACTTAAAAAAGTTGTAGTAGGCGTTGCGGATTACGCTAAAATCCCAACAATAGACAAGAGTATGCGCACCGTAAACTATGCTGATGTCACAGACCTTGATTCAGTACCTGTGGGGAACTATCCCCAGCAAGTCATTGACGAAGCTAACGAGGACTTGGATACATTTGTCAGCTTCCTAGAGAAAGAAAGTGTTAAGGTAGTTCGGCCTGAGCGAACAGATTGCAACTATTACAACTATTGTCCAAGAGACAGTGTATTCATACACGGCGATAAGACTATCGCAACTCCCATGCCGTTGCGTGCTAGGATAAACGAATACAAAGCATTTGAACAGCATCTGCAAAATGTCGAGAACCTTAACCAGCCACACTGGGACGCGCTCTATAACACAGAGTGCATAGGCAACCCTGACATCTTGGCCCTTAATGAAACTGCTCCAGCATTTGATGCTGCTAACGTAATACGAGCAAACGACGATGTTTTATACCTTGTGTCAAACAGCGGAAACCGGCAAGGAGCTCTGCTGTTAGAAACTATGTTAGACAATGTAAATGTACACGAACTTGAAGGCATATACAGCTATATGCACATCGACTCAACTATTGCTTTTTTACGCGAAGGGCTGATGTTGCTCAACCCAAGTAGAATTAAAAGTAAATCTCAACTCCCAAAGCCTTTTAGACATTGGGATGCTATATGGTGTCCTGAACCAACTGACATAGGTTATTATCCAGGATATTGTAACGCTAGCGAATGGATCAATATGAACTTGTTTAGTGTGTCGCCGAGCCTTGTAGTGCTAGAAGAAAATCAACACTCGCTTAGAAAAGAGCTGGAAAAACATGGCATAGAATGTGCTATGTTGCCTATGCGTCATCAACGTACCCTAGGCGGCGGATTTCATTGTGTAACCTTGGACTTAGATAGACATGTGGATTAAAGGAAGTGTAAAACCGCGTTGGAACAACCGCTATAAAGAGTTTGAGTACGTCAGACAACCGCTTACTGACAAGGAACTAATATATTGGAAAGACCAAGGTTATAATCATCAAAACTTTACAGGCATGATGTATGACAGTACTAATCCGATGCCTGTTTGGGTGAGAGCCGTTGCTGCTGAAATCGGACTTAACAAATGCGGATATGTGTTTTACAAAATGGTAACCGGCGATATAATGCCTATGCATGTTGACCACTATCGTCGTTATTGCCAAGTCTTTGATGTTGAGTATAAAGACGTTTGGAGAGCTATTGTTTTCTTAGAAGATTGGCAAAGTGGACACTACTTTGAAATTAACAGGCATGCATTTTGTAACTATAAAGCAGGTGATTACATTCTTTGGCAAAGTGACACACCTCACGCTGCTTCGAACATAGGAGTGGACGATAGATACACTTTACAAATAACAGGAGTTTTAGATTGATTGTACGTATTGAAATAATGCACAAGGATAAGATATATGTACAAGCCGGTTATACTAGCTATACTCGTCTTCATCCTATACACAAAAGGTCTAAGAGTAGTTCTGCCTCATACCACACAGTAACAAATAAGATTGAAAGAACAGACGGCACTGCTATCGTTACGTTATATTCTGGATGTACTAAAACTAACATAAAAGACATAATTAGGTTTATAAAAGTTAACCGAATAAAAAACGTTTACTTCTTTATCGAAGATGTTTTTAGATTATATTCAAAGAAACATCAATTTGCATATTTAGAAACCTACGTTTTAGATTACGATCAGAAAAGCGTTAGGTCACTCGAACTGGATATGATCTCTACGATAATAAGCAAAACTAAATGCAACTACAAAATATATCATTGCGAACAAAACGCAGACATAGTGGGAGAAAATTACAACTTAGAAATAAACTATTTTGATTGGTTTTTTCTAGATTGTATTGACATCAAGAATTCAGGAAAGCAACGTAAATATATAGAATCGAAAATTCCTATTAAACATAAAATATCGTGCTTTAATCTACGACGAGACTGGCACCGTACTATTATTATGTCCTTGATAAAAGACTTTGACGGCACTTTTAGTCTAAATGATTCATATACAACAAAAGAGTTGATAACGAACCCGGCTATACCACTAAAGAATTTTGGGCGGCCTATAAGCAAACGTATTGTTAAAGGAAATAAATCCTTGCTCGAATCACCCATATTATGGGATGCTGCGCCAGACAAGAATGGCAAAATAACAGCACCGACCCACAAGAATCAGTTAGATAATACAGGGGCTATTGCCGCATCATTTGTTAACGTTGTGACAGAAACCAGATTTGCATCTAGCATGCCGAACGTGTCAGAAAAAACCCTGAAACCAATTTTAGTTAAACGACCTTTTATTATGGTTGGCCCAGTAGGAACACTAGCTCATTTGCGCGAACTAGGGTTTAAGACATTTAGCAAGTGGTGGGACGAAGGGTATGACAGCATAACTGATCACAGCAAACGCTTAGAAATGATCTATAAAATAATAGAATCTATTAACGATATGCCATTGGATGATCTCAACACACTGCTAGAAGATATGAACAGTGTGTTAGAACACAACTTTAACAATATGTTAAAGCTCGGGGAACAAATGGGGAAGAACTTAGATTAAGTTCTTCCATTCTCTGTACACGCCTTCCATTTCCGGAAAAGTTCCTAAGAAATCAGTGCCACGTCGACGATCATGCTCGTCGACAAAGATTACAAAATCTTTTCGCAGTGTTTCTAGCTCGCCTCGTGACATCTTTTCATTTGAGAATACTTCTTGCAACCTGCTAAACTTGTCGCCTTCCCATTCGTAGAATCCTTGATTACAAATACTCATATCGTGCGGCGACTCTAGGTTATTGCGAATAAACTCTAGTTGTTTAGTGATGTACTTCTCATTCCATTCCGGCGGCGCAATCTTAATAGCTTGATGATCAGGATATCTGAGATACGGCACATCTAAAATAATAGGAATAGCCTTACCTGGGCCGCCAAAGTCTTTCTTAATAGCAAGGATATCTTCTAAGAACTTGTCAAAAGATATCATGCTTAACAGATTGTAGGTACACATACAAGTAAAAGTACAGCCTGGTACTTCTGTTAGAACGCGACGAATATTGTACAACCATTTATCGTAATCTAAGCCGTGTCTAATATACTCTGCCTGGGCACCATAAGCCTCGGCGCTTGTGAATATCTTAAACTTCTTAACCAGATTGTTGTCGCAAATATACTTTACCTTACTAAAAAACTTTTCAAACAATTCATCCGGAATGCACATATTACTGTTGACAGAGAATTCAATATTAGGCAGTGGGTTCTCAATAATGTAATCCAATACCTTAAACGTATCTTTGGCCAGCAATGGCTCGCCGCCGGTGATTCTAAAGTGATGCAACTTGTCAGAAATCTCAGGCCACCATTTCCAAAATGCGTCCACGTATGGATTATATTCACGCACAGGAATAGGCACTGTTCCATTCTGCTCCATTGAATGCAAGCTGTTAAATGGCTTACTAGTTTCGTACGCGCCGTGTTGCTTTATTTCATCCATCCACTTACTGCTAACCTGCGGTCCGCAATAGCTACACTTGAAATTACATACACTGCTGAAACTAACTTCTAAGTAAGTAGGCACAACGTCATGGTCCCATGGCATTGTCTTGATTTCTTCCATGTATGGCAACGCCCATGGCTCGTAGGACTTGTACGTGCGATCGCTGACAGCATCTTCGTTGCTATCTTCTACGCGCCAACAATAGTCACATTCGCTAGGGCGCTCGCCTTGCAGCATCTTTTTACGCTGCTCTTTTTTATACTTAGTGTTATGCAACGCGCTTGGATTGTTTTCAAGCTCTTCAACAGGAATCTTGTGTGCTGTTGGGTGATGGCAGCTATGTGTCTGGCCACTGTGAAGATGCAACGTCACCTGCTTCCACTTAGCCAAACAAAAGCCTGTCCCTACTTCGTCTAATTCTTGTGTGACTGCTATTAATCTACTGTTTGAAAAATCGCTCACTTAATCCTTCCTATAATTCTTGGTGTATTTTCGTACACTTGTTTGAAAAACTTTGATGCGTTATCGTCTAGTTCTGCAACTTCAAGATCTAATTCTTCGCGCAATGCTTGTCCTGTGTTTACTATCTTGAATTTTGCATCATCTTCTGAGAAGCTGCCGTACATTTCGTACCAATATTCTGTTAGATATTCGAAGTCTCTGACCTGAGTGTAATCCCAATCTGTGCAGTTTGTCATATAAACGCCTTCTCGAGCGCCTAACATACTCCAGATACCGTTCTTTACATCGGCGCCAACATTGCACCAAATAAGCAACCGGTCATAATTTTGCCACCACACGGACTTCAGCATAGATGTCTTTTCGCCTTGGTTCAAACTCATCTTCACTCCTTCGCGGAACCCTGCTCGCCATGCCTGAAACGGTGTTTCGTTTGTGTAACTTGTACAGTAGTTCGTATTGAATTGGTAATAAAGATCGCTGAAACAAAACTCTACAACACTACGATGATCAGTTGCGTCGGCATTTTCATGTGTCTTCATGTTGTTTACAAATTCACGAGTCCACATCTTAAGGCCACCGTTGCCATAACGCAAGCCGTTAACATGGACGTTTCCGCACCAGCTGAAAACATGCTTGTCTGTAAGTCCTAACTCGTCTAAGTCTATCTCTATATTCAAGAAATTAGGATCAATGATGTTATCAGCATCGATTGTAACAAAATATTCTGTTTCACTTAATGCTGCACACGCTTTGTGCGCTGCATCGCTGCCTTTGACTCCGTGAACACGCTTGGCCCATGGAATCTTGGTACAAAGGTCTGCGTAGTTCTTTTCTGCATTAGGTTCGTCATAGGACAAGAAAATGATATCTTGGTCTACAACTCTAATCTTATTGCTCATTAAAAATCCTCTTAAACTGGTACGTGTCAAATTTGCGTGATGTAAATATGCTTATAGGCTCGTCTGAATGCTCAAACGGCATAGTGAACGGCAGTACAACATAATTATCACGCACTACGTCAGCAAGTTCAACAAAAAGAGTTTTGTAAAGAATATTAGGATCTCCTTTAGCGGTGACGCTTAACATCATCCTGTCGTTTACGGCAACTCCTTTCCCTCTAAGACTATCGCCAAGCACTGCACCGATGTGTACCTTCCAACAAGTGTTCACAACGTCTTGGACAATCAAAATGTCTGGAGATTTGCCGACTCCTTGTGGAACATCGTAGATAAAATCGTTTACAGAATTTCCTCTCATCTGTGTGTCGTATCGACTACCGAACTCCATCTGCTTAATCTTGGTGTTGTACCGTACTTCAAATGCAGTAGTCGAATCTTCGCCACTAATTAGCTTTCTTACTTTGTCGAGCGGCACTGGAATCGAGTTCTCGCCCGTGTACTCTGTAGCTTTGATCCCTAGTATCGATCCTGTCTCTTTATCAAATTTTACATACATCATTTTTTCAGACATTTTCAAACTTCCTTATAATTTCTGGCGTAACAAAATCATTCTCAGTGTAATGAAATATTCCGTCTTGTAAATGATTGCCTATTTTAAGCTGTACTGAATCTGTAAGGTAAACACCAACGCGACTTTGCCAAGTAACTGGTGTAGACTCCCAGCCTTGTAATCCTGGCTTCATGTGCTTAATGTAAGGTGCCGAGTATCCTCTATTTGAGATGTCGTCGTCGATGTCTAAGATACGCGACACAATCGACGTAGTAATGTCCATACTGGGTTCTTTTGGATAGTGTTCCTTACAAAAGTTACCGTAAAATAGCTCCCAGTTTTTAGTTACTAGTTCTACCCAATCGTAAAACGTGTGCGCAAGTTCAGACTTTCTAAAGTAGTGTGCTGCATTATAAAAATTCGGTAGTTCGTTTTCGCGAAACGCCGCACGGTAAGGGTTAGTCTCCTCATTAACTAGTTCGTTGCGATAGCTAAAAACTCGGCAAGGAAAGTACAAGTCGTAATTATCAAGAAACTCCCAGAACGGTGCTTGGTTGTCTAAGACTAACACATCGCTGTCTAGCACAATTGTTTGGTCGTAAGGAGTAGCGTGGTATAGCTTCCACCGATGTTCTGTTTTGAAACGGCTGTTTGTTAGCTCGTACCAGGGAATTTCTATTATCTTGTCAAAAACTTTTTCTTGTTTTTTAAGCAACTTGTCGTTAGTAACAATACTGACAGGGTATTCGTTGCCACTTGCTTTTATACTTAATGCACAGAGGTAGGCTTGCGTGACATATTCTTTACCCTCTGCATATATTAGGAATCCTTTACTGCTCATCAATGCACCTGTTTAAGCTAAATTTGTTCATCACGTGAACATTAGCATCTTTAATTCTAAACGCTGTATACTCGCCGGCGTACTTGGGCTTCTCTAACAGAATAAACAAACTGTCGCCGTCGATGCTCCAAAGTATTGACTTGTCTGTAATGTAATAAAGACTGCCGGGCATAGGTTTAACAAAATTGCCTGGTTGGTACCCGTTCATAACATGGATTGCCATACTAAACGCAAAATCATTTCGATACAAAGAACGACTTAGTTGAAAGACGTTGCTGTAATGTTTCCAATTTTCTTGTATGTGCTGCACTAAGTCAAAAAACACTTTGTTAGTTTCAGACTTACGGAAGAAAATAACAGTTGCCCAGTAAAAATCTACACTTGTGTCTGAGATTGTCTCAAACTCCTTGCCACGATCTATACCTGTTATGTCAACACAATCTTTGTACATCAGTAAATCGTGATGATTATCAAAACACTTCAGGAAACTGTTATTGGATATAACCACGTCAGTATCAAGAACAAGAGTTTCGTCATACGGTGACATCTCATATGACTTTGGTCGCAGGTCATTCTTCCATTCTAATCTTTTAGAAGTTAGAGCGCCGTCGTTAAACGCTTTGACGTTGTCTGTTAGTTTGTAAGCAACAGGAATGACATTGTCGAACACTGTGTCGGCATCTTCATAGACTGTTCGCAGGTATTTTTCACTATCTGTGACAATCGTAGTCGGAAGTCCTAGGTATTCCTTTGCTCGTTGTGCAAGAAAATATGCCTGCTTTACATAGTCAACATGCGAATTGTTGCTCGCAAACACTAGTATGCCTTTAGTCATGGTCTGTTAGTTTCTCCACAGACCGATTGTTCTTGAGTCTGGTGTATTCAGCATGGAAAGTGTTGGTGGCAGAGAAGTAGACATCAGTAATATCGTCTAAGAAGGCTTCTAAATCGCTGATCATTGCGGGAGTCTCGTTGTCGTCTACAAGCACAACGTCTTCGACATACTCTTTTTCTACTAGCATTGTTACAAATGTCATCAGTTCTTTGGTCACTGTAAACTGTGCGCCGGCATGATAAAAGATAATTTGTTCGCGGTATTTTTCTTTGAGAATACGCTTCTGGTTGTTAAGCGTGATCATGTAATTTGAAAAGTCTAATGCTTTTTCAAGTCGTTCGTCCATAGAAGTCTCCTAGTCATACTATATTTTATGACATTAGGAGCATCTAGTCAACCATTATTGGAAACTATTTACTACAACATAGGCAGGAAACGGCACTTCGACTGCGCCCACTGCGCGCCGGCCGCCATATTGCATTGTGATGTCAGCGGTTACTGGTTCGTTTACGCCGCCGTATACGCTGCCTCTTGCAAGACCGTCCGAATCACTTTCTGGACCGCCGTCAAACAGTCTAACCCTGAATCTAACAGTAGATGCAGATGTCGAACGCACTTCAAGCGTCCAGTAGCTATTTGAATATACTGCGCCAGCAGCTTGTTTTCTAAAAATTTCGGTATAAGTGCCAGTTACTTGATCATTACCAAAGTTGTTACCTTGCGGAAACGTAAGGTTTAACGCGCCGACGTTCGTTACGCCAACTGAATTACGATCAAACAAAATAATCCCCGGGTTTTCAATCATGTCTTTCCACCCCTGGTTACGTTGTAAGCTATCTGATCCGGATGTTATATTATCAACAAAACCAGAGACACGTACTTGGCCGCCTGTATTAAAGAAATGACGTCTTTTATTGGAAGATGCAAACGAGAGTTCAAACTCCGAGGTTATTGTAACTCGACTCCACTGGCTTGTACGTGCATTAGAGGTTATTGCAGTTACCGCTTCGACTTGAGTTGGGTCAAAATCAAACCTATTAGTCTCTAACGTGGACATTAGATCTAGGTAATCTTGAAACCCTTTTGTTTCGTCGCCACCACTTATTTCAGCAGCTACAAGATCGCCTGTTGTTATCTCTGTTAGTTGAATAGGCTGACCGGTTTGGAACGTATATGCTTTCTCAAGATCAGTCCGTAGTTTAGCCATTCTAGCTGCTGTCACAGTACTGCCTATACCTATTTGAGAACTAGTTACTGTTTGCCCGTATCCGAACGTACTTGTACCAGTGCCTAATAGTCTTTGCAATCTGCTCTGTAAGCTGTTGTATTCTGAGGCTAAAATTCTACCGCCTGAAGTAACTGCCATTATAGTTCCTTATTAAGTGTGCACTTATTTATACTTTGAGAACGCACTCTACTAAGCCTTCCGAGTCACTGACTTTATCTTCCAATGCAACACCTACGAGAGACAACGAAGTCATTGCAGAACCTATGCCTGCGCCGGCTACGTATATAGCCTGGCCTTTCTTAACTCGTCCGGTTACACGAACAGGAACTCGTCCTTTAAGTGCAAGTGCTTGACCTTCGCTAGCTGAGTTCATCAAAAACGCAGGTTCTGCAGACACTACGCCAATTACAATGTCATTTAGTCCAGATGCAGTTGTTTCTTCAGCGCCGCCAACTGACATAATTGTGCCTGTTGGATATTCTTTATCTGTAGTATACTTCTCTGCCAAGTCAGCGTATTTTGCGCTAGTTGCTGTACCGTTGAACTCGCTTGCAAAGATAACATTGCCTGAAGAACGTGCAACAATAGTATCTGGCACTGCACTAACTGACGCACTTAGATAAGTGCTTGCTGAAATCTTTAGTGTATCTGCCTTTGTAGCTTGGCCGCCACTGAAATTATCAGCATAGATTGATCTAAATCGCAACGAACTTGTGCCTAGGTCAAATGTGTTTGTTGCTGCTGGCATAATACCAGCCGATGTAATAGAAACACTGTGAATACTTGCATCGTTTACGTTGTTCGCTTTAAATCTAATCTCGTTATTAGGACCACTAGTGTTACTAATAACCCCGCGCAACGGATCAGTTCCGCCTGTTTCGGCTGAAAACCCAAAGGCACCAGCTGTTAGAACGCCGTCAACATTAGTTGTAATCTGATTTACAAAGTCTGGGTTATCAACTGTAACAAACTCGCTAGACAATCTGTTGTTTAGCTTGTCTGCGTTAGTTGCTGTACCTTTAAAGCGATATGCTGAGGTTGTAACACCGTCAGTAGAGTCTTTTAGTGTAATACCTCTTGAAATTCTAGTAAACCCCTGCTCACTAAGTTCTTCGATACTGTTAATTTCAAATTCAGACGGCGAAAAAACAGAGATAGGAGTATTCTCAACATACGAAACAATAACAGGCCTTGCGGTATTAACAGAATCAATTACTTCGAGACTAACCATTTGTGTAAGTCCGGAACCCAATGACTGAGGTCCAATTAGAACAAACTCCGACCCACTGTATACATACAGCTGATCATTTCCGCTGTCCCACCAAAAATCGCCAACGCTTAACCCAACTGGCGCTGTTGCTGAAACTTCACTGCCGCCTGTTGCTCTCCAAACATCGCCGTCATAGACCTTTAGTTTGCCTTCGGCGCTGTCAAACCATACCTGGCCTTCTAGTGCTTTCGGAGGTGGATTTGCGTTTGCAAAGTTTTCTAGTAGAAACAGGAAGTTTTCGTTGTGAATCTCACCGTAACCAGCATAATTTTTGCCAATGAACCGCAAATCGGTTGTTTGGTCGAGTGTACCGTCTTCTACTATAGTTAACAACGTCCTGTTGTATCTGTCTATCTGATAAGCCATGTTTGCATATCCCCTTTATGTGCTTTTTATTATTTATCCGTTTTATCGTACTGAGTATTATAAGATTCCAGGCACTGTAATAGGACCTGAGACATACTGCCACGCACCGCTAACAATTTCAAATGTTCTAACTTCTCTTAGTACACTAGGGGTATACGCTACTGACAAATCAGTAGGCAAACTTATATCTTGTACTACTGATACTTTATCACCTGATAAGTTTATAAGTACGTCTGCAGGAGTCACGGTTGACTGTGCTTCAACATTAATACCAGTGATCTCTGTGCTAGTAATTCGTGTCGTAATTATCTTAGCCTGTTTACCGTCATTAAGAACAGCATCAGGTTCGAACACTGCATCTAAGTACTTGCGGATGTTAGTTCTTACGTCACCTTCTGCTGTAGACCATGCTGTAATATCTATCGAAAACGCCAGCAACGAATTATCAATCTGTTCATCAACGTACACTTTATTTGCAGCATCGGTATCCACTTCTGGTTGTACTAAATCAGTAATTTTACTGCTTGATACACTGATGTTGCCGTTGGCATTAAAAGTCAGGCCTGTCGATACTGTAACTGTCGAACCGTCTATGAAGATGTCGTCTACTGTTAAGTCTGTTAGAGTTCCAACTGACGTTACTCCCGGCGCACTTGTAATAGTTGTTCCAAGACTGTCAACATCGATAACCTTTGTGTTATTAATTCTATATTCTTTACCGGTTGCTAAGTCAACATTTTCACTAGAAGTCCAGCTACTAGTAGTATTAACCCAATTAAGAGTCTTGTTAGTGTTGCCTAGTAATGTTATGCCGCCTCCGTCTGCTGTTGTATCACTAGGTTGACTAGACTCGTCTGGAACAATACCTAACTCAATATTCTTGTCTGCAACACGCAAGATAGTTGATTCAATAGTAGTAATTGTGCCTTCTACCGTTAGCTCTCCTGTAATTCTGGCGTCGCCAGTTACATCTAATGTAAACTGCGGATCACGGCTGAATATACCAAGGTTGCCGGCTATCGGATCAATAGTAATAGCATCTCTTGTTGCTGTATCGCCCGGGTCGAATACTTTTAAACGAGTGTTACGTCCTTGGTCTTGTACTTCTAATATAACATCATCGGTGTCAGGGTTGGAAGACTGAGTTTCTACAAATAGTCTTACACTGCTGTCTATTAATTGTAATGCCGGTACTATTCCTTCTGGCGGATCTCCAAACAAAGTTAAGTCTCCGGCAACAGTGCCTCTCTGATCATTTCGAAGTACTTTGTCTGTAGAAAATTCTGTTGCAAGGTTAGTTCCTGTGATAAGGCCTTGTGCTAATGCTGCTGTGCCACGATATTGAAACTCGTAAGGATTAACAACGTTTATTCCTGGATAGATGATTCCATCAGGGTTTCCAGTTGTTACTAACTCAGGAACTATATTTCCAAAAGTATTGCCCGGCGTAATCTGATTTCGTGATACTATCGCTTGCAATGTTTCGCCGAGCCTAATCTCTAACACTGTTCTTAGGTTTAAATTCTGATCCTGCACGGTTCGTACAAATATTCCGCTTTTGCCTTGTTGAAGTGTGAACTGAGGTCCTACAAGTTGAAAGTCTTCGCCGTCAAATAAGTATAACTGATTCGACGATGTATCGTACCATGTGTCACCTGCAATAGGATCTTGCGGCGGAAGTATGCCAACAAAACTACCTGCTGCTGGCTGAAATTCTTCACCGTTGTATATTTGCAACTTGTTTATACTAGTATCGTACCACAATTGACCTTTCAGAGGAGAAATAGGAACGGTTGAGTTCGCAAAGTTCTCGAGCATCTTGACAAAGTTTTCGTTAATGAACTCGCCATAGCCTGTAAAATTTCGTCCTACTAATGCGATGTCAGTAGTGTCAGTGTCCAATATTCCATCTACTAACTCTACTAGAATAGTTCCATCTGTTCTATTTAAAATATAACTCATTATACGTTCCCGGTGCAAATAATATAATTAACTGTTGTATATGGATTCATTGTATTAAGAGCAGCGCCTAAGTCTTCGCCTGCTACATCTCTATAATTGCCAGGGCCGTCTGTGCCGCCGCCTTGGATTGAACCACTTGACGGTATACCTGATACTGTGGCAGAACTTGCGCCAACTGTTTCTATATTAAGAGATTCGGCTTCTGGCGAATCGCTAAGCGAGTCAAGTGCTGCGTCTCTGATTGCATAATACTGCTTTGCATTAGTACCCGACGATACCAAGTCATGTTCGTGTGCTGGCAGATTACTCTTCGTAACGTCGGTTGTTTCACTACCTCCGACGTTACCTACAATTTCGGCCGACAACGAAGATACACGGTTAGCATTATTGCCGCCCATTGCATCGTTACCTAGCGGGAATCTTCCGCGGAAGTCAGGTAGACCGAACCATAATGAGGGACTAAGCCCTAGGTCGTCTTGAAGCGTAACTGTATCTAAAAATTGATGACCAATAATGTCAAACAATTCAGGGTAAGTAGATCGTTCAACTGTAGACCCGTCACAAAGCAACCAGCCCGGAGGTGCAGTTGCACCACCATACGGCATCATAGCACCAGGCGGAGTAGTCGGAACACTTGCAACAAAGTCACTTTGTTTAATTCTAAACAGACTCGATCCCCTATTAACAAGAACTTCGTCGTCTGCTTCAGCAAACGAAGAAGCAGTCTTGTTAATAATAAATCCATTACTAATAGTAGTATTAAATTCTTTGGTTAAGTTGCCTGCGCCGTTAAACGATATACCAGGTGCAACTACGTCGCCTGCAATACTAAATGTAGAAGAACTTTCTAATCTAATTGCTTCAGACGCTACACCTATAAACGAGCCTGTTAGTTTGCCTTGGAAATCACCAATAAACGTACTAGCCGAAATACTTTCAAAACCTGATATTGTCTGGGTGCCAACTCCGTTTGCGGCTATATTCCCTTTAACATCTACGTCCCCGTTAACTGTTGCATCAGTTCCGACACGTAAATTCTTTGCAATCCAGGCGCCGCCTGCTACTTGAAGTGCGCCGTCGTTTGGACCGTCTGATGTTTCTGTAGAAGTTAGGGTTACAATATCGCTTACTCTTAGTGTGCCTGTTATATCTAATGTTTCTTGTGGTTTTAGATTATTGATGCCAACTGTTGGCGTTTCGCCGGGGTTACTGTTAAGTCTCATTACCCTTCTAAATTCGGCACCTTGCTTTACTTGCAGGTCTATGCCGCCGCCACCAAAATTGTTTCTAATCAGTGATCTAGTACCGTCAGTTAACAAAGAAAACTGACTGTTGTCGCCTACTTGAATACCTTGGTTGTTTCTAACACTAAAGATTCCATTAGCAGTTGTATCAATGTCACTGCGTAAAAATCTGTTTGCTGGAACGTTTTTGTTTTGTATTCTTAGTGCGGCGGCTGACTCAGCGACCCCGTAATACTTTAGCGCCCCTACAGTACTAAGGTTTATGCCTGGAAATATCTCAGGAAATCCTTCGATTGTAGTCTTTGGTATAAATTGATTAGTTGAAATTATTACTGCTGGCGCTTGATCTACGTCGATTATTAAAACTGCGTAATCCTGGTTATCTGTCCCCGTAAGTAAGCCTGCTCGCGGTCCTGTAGACGACCCTGCAGAAAATTCAGGACCAATAAGCACCCAACCTGACCCGGTTGCTAAGTAAAGCTGCTCGTTATCAGTGTCGGCCCATAGGTCGCCTGCTAATGCATCTGATACTTCTGGAGACGAAGTGGCTTTAAATATACCACTTGCCGGTACCCAACGTGTTCCGTCATAGATCTTTAACTGATCTACATTCGTAGTAGTGTCGTACCATGTTTGACCTTCGTTTGGGTTTTTTGGAGGCTGTGAAAACGCAAAGTTCTCAAGCAAGTGCAACATGTTTTCGGCAATAATTTTGCCGTACTCTGTAACGCCTTTGCCAGGAAAACTTAAACTGGTAACTTCGTCGTTAACATCCCTGTCCTCAACAATAATTGGGTCTCTGTTAACGTTATCACTAAACCGTATAAAATATGCCATCAGCTATTACCTCCGCTAAGGCTTTGCACTCTTACAGTATAATCAATTTGGATCAATCTGTTAAGTGACTTTTGTTCTGGGTGGAATATTACGTGAGTTAGCAGCCTTCCTCTAGCTTGCCCAGCAACAGGAGCAGCTCGTAGACCGATCTCGTCAAAAACAAAAGTAGAGTTTGTAGATGATGCTGTATCAAAAGCATCTTGCCCGTTAGGCTCACCGTAGTCAAGCAAAGTAGTAACAATAATGTCAGTATAGTTTGTACCACTAACGTGTCTTGTTTCAATTTTGTTTCTTGTTGGATCCAAATTACTTGCATTACGATCATCTACAATCTTACTGTAGGTTTGATTGTAAAGACTAGCATTAGCGCCTGTAGAGTTTGGTGTTAGGTAAGTAATAATCCCTGTTGGATCAATACTTGTGCCGCCGTTGCCAAAACTCATCTCCGAGATAGGGCCGGTACCTGCGTTAGCTAGACTTTCAGCTAACGCTATGCTCATGTTCTCGTAATGTATGGCATTCTTTTTATTAACAAGAACTTCGCCAGTTTCCGGGTCATGGATCTTAATGTGCCCTTGTATAAATACGCCGTTCATTTCATTTATCATGTTTTAATTCCATTTCTGTTAAGTGTATTTATTCAGGCAGCTTACTTATACTTCCGCGCAAGAAATTAGCAATTGCATTGTCTGAATCTTTGAGTGCAACCCCTTGGTCGCTCCACAAACTTCCTGTTTTACGTACTATTAATATTCTATCTTTGTAGATAGTAGGGTTATCAGGATCAGCAGGATTTGGTACCTCTGTTACTGGAAGATTTGTAATCTCTAGGCTAACATTTCCGGTACTTGGGTCTACAATAATATCGAACTCTTTTTCAACTTCAACGTCGCCTGCTGGGCTATCTGGTGCTATTGCTTGAACAATATCACCGTTTTCGTCTACCATGTCAAACTGGTAAGTTTGAACTGCATTCTTATGCAATCTTTTACCACCTACAAACACTTCAAAAAAGTCTCTATAGGTTTGGTTAAAGTTCAGATTAAAACCAGCTAGGTTGTACTTGGTATCAAATACCGTTGAAACACCGTTGTTTACAATTTCTTCGCTTACAAATTCGTCACTGTAAGGAATATTCTTTTCACTGCCATTGTTAACAACAATAGTGCCTGCTGGGTATTCGTCCTTAACACCTGTGCCTAACGTGCCTCGACGTAGCTGACGTAGTTTGTTGCCATTTGTATCTCTTTCGAAATATTCAATACGCTCACCGTCCACAAAAATAATACCTGGCTTGTTTGCACTCTTGCTTGGCACCGGTAAAGTAGTTGCATCTGCTACTTCAATATACAGATCATCTGGCATTAACGAAGCTGTTAGTTCTTGGCCAGTATCGTTGTCATATCTCTTGTAATGTGTTCTGTTCAAGATATCCTTAAACTTACTCCATGCCAGCCTCGGTGTTTGAATAGGTGCGCTGAAGTGAATTACGTCAACTTCGTCGCCTACTTCAAGATTACCGTTTATGAACACTACAAGTCTATCTGCTGACAGGCTGTAGTCTACTGACGGTGTTAGTAACTTGCCGTTAACTGCTACCCAAACGTATTGTACGCCTGCTGCTGTGCTACGCAGATTTATAGTACCGCTTCTTAGTGCATTATAGACTGCATTGTTTTCATCGTTTAGAGTTAACGTATCTTTTTCGAATACGCTATATCCAATACGGTCTATATCTAGTACATCGTGATTAGAGAACTGGTACACATTAATTATAGAACCGACTGTTAACTCTTCGCTAAACTCAAGCTCGTTGCCATTAATAAAGTAGTCAGCATCACCGGTGTAGTAAGCATTTAGTGTGTCACCTACTTCAATAGCGTTAGGATCTAATCTGATACTACTTGTAGCGAAATCAACAATGAAATCAATATTTCTATCAAGCTCAACATTGTTTTTAAATACTCGTACTTGTTCAGAATCTATAGTACTTTGTGGGATCTGGAACGTATCAAATTGGTATACTGCCGTATTCGTACTTTCAACAGTAAACTCTTTGCTG